AAAAAGGTTGTATATTATACTATGAGTTATATTGTAATACCCATATTTTCAGACCCATACTTACATCCATTACATAAGAATAATGGATTGTCTATGCTATATGTAAAGAAAATAGATGAAGATAGTCAAATGATATGTAATTATCATCCGGATTGCTCACAATCATCAGAAGATTATAGATGGTTAGAATCAGAACAAATCTATACACCTGATATGAAAACACTACTATCTGTATATCCATTTAAGAATGTATTAGATATGAATTATGAGTGGTGGTCTTCAACTAATAAACCATTTGATATTGGTATAGTTAGAAATAACGCAATAGATTTCTTGTCGAACAAGTACTACAATGTTAAAAAACTCAACGAGATAGTACCTTTGATCAAACATAAAGAGTATTGTGATGAACTATCTGATAAGATGTCGGATGTTACAAGTTTAGAAGAACAAGAATACGCAAGAGAAGTATCATCAGCTTTCTACTCAATAGAAAAGAATGGTATATGTGTATCAGACGATGTATGTGATATATTTGATGAAAGAGTAAGAAAACATATATCAGAAGGAAAACTATACACAAAATACAATTTATGGACATCAACAGGAAGACCATCTAATTCATTCGGTTCAGTAAACTTCGCAGCACTCACAAAAGAACATCGAAAAGCATTCATACCAGAAAATGACTATCTCGTAGAATTTGATTATGACGCATACCACGTTAGACTTATCGGTAGTCTAATTGGATATACATTCCCACAAGCATCTGTACACGAATACTTAGCAAGTTTCTATGGTTCAACATACGATGAATCAAAACAAATAACATTCAAGATTTTATATGGTGGAATACCAGACGATATCGCTAAATCTATACCATTCTTCAGAAAAACAAAAGAATACACAAATGAACTGTGGAGTAAATATAATAGAGATAATTTCATAGAAACTGATATTTATAAGAGGAAACTTATAAAGAAGAACTATACGGATATGAATCGTAGTAAATTACTGAATTATCTATTACAAGCGTATGAAACAGAATGTAATATAAAAACGATAATTGAATTACAACGATACTTATATAAGAAGAAAACAAAATTAGTATTATATGGCTACGATAGTTTCACGATAGATTACAATAATTCAGACGGAGTAGAAACTTTGAAAGAAATAAAAAAGATATTAGAGAGAAATGGTCATTTAATAAAAGCCAAAATGGGTAAAAATTTGGGCGAGTTACAATCAATTCAAGATAGGTTATAAAATATGGAACACATTTCAGAAATTATAGACGATATACTAACAGAATGGGCATACCAAGTAAATGACGGAATGCCTGATGTTGATAATCCATTACATATGGCTCAATTAGAACATAGTCTAAATGATTTAGAATTTCCCTCACAATTCATTGTTGAGTTTATGAGTAATTTGAGAGAGGGTGAGTTTCAAGCCCGTTCAGTAAAATCAGGTAAGGTTGTTGATTATAAATCAAAGGAATCGATGGAAAAGGCTATTGAAGATGGAAGAGCCGAACCATTAGAAAAAGGTAGTGAGAAAGAACCTGAAAAAGAAAAAGAACCAGAGGATAAAGAAAAACCAATAAAGAAATCTAAACCAGAAATATCAAAAGACGATGAACATACTGGTGATGTTTCTCATGATTTAAAAGTTGATAAATTAAAAAAAGATGCTGAAAAAGACACTGAAGAAAAAAATATAAGTAAAGAAAATCAAAAAATAGTTGGTGATTTTGATAAAAGAATAAATGACAATATTGAATTTCTAAGTGATGAGAAAAAACAAGTAGCAAAAGAAACCTTAGAAAAAATAAAAGCTTTATATGATGAAAATTCAACACCCGAACAACAAAAAGAAGTCGCTCAATGGATGGTTGATAATGCTGGTCTTTCATCCAATCAAATGCCAAAGTCAGGACAAAGAAAAGCTTATCTTAATAAGATAGGTGGTGATAGAAAAATACTTGGTAATGGAACTCAAAGTACAGAAAATTTAGTTCAAAAAGTAGAGTCATTATTGGGTGAAATAAAATCATTTGATTCTAAAGCTGTTACGCAAGGATTTACAACAGCTGCTAAACCTGATTTAGGTGATGAAAATATTGTTAAACCTAAAGAGGGTAGTGATGACCCAGTTACTAAATATTTTTCAGACCACCCAATACTACAAAAAATAAGAGGTGGGTTGCATGGTATATACGCTGTCAAAGGTGAAGATGGCAAACCTAAAATGCCAAGTAGTAAACATTCAAAAGAGTATCTAACTCAGAGTTTTAAGAATCCCGCTCTTCAAAAGACAATAGATTTTGCTAAAAAGCAATCTGCAGCTGGGGGTGTGGATAAAGGGGTTGCTACCTCATTAGAAAAACATCAAAAGAATTTAGATAACATTTTAAAAAATTATGAAATACCAAGTGAGGAAGCTCGACAAGCTGTTGCTGATAGTTATAATGAGTTGATGGTTGGGTTACATAAAAGTGATCCTGACGTAGCTAGTTCAATTATGAAACAAATTGCTGAAAATAATTTATATGAACAAGAGTTGGCTGCAGGTGAAGAAGTTTATTTACCATCGGCTGGTAACTTTCCTGCAGGTGATAAAATAAAAGGTGGAACTACTGAAACAGTTGCATTAGTTAGTTGTAAATTTGGAAAATCTGGTAGAATTTATGGTTGCCCAGCTAATTCAAAGACTATTTGTGAATTACACCCAGATCCAAAAAAACAAAATAATCAAGGACAATATCTTGGTGAAGAAGGATACACATTGGTTATCAATGATGAATTGATAAAGGGTAAAACTAAAGAAGAAACTAAAGAAAAAACAAAAGGATTTATTAAAAATACATTATCTGAAATAGGATTGGGTGACACATTCTCCGATGATGAAGTAAACGAGATAGCTACCATAACAGCAGATTATATGGAAGACATTGATAACATTAAAAAAGAACTTGCTGGTAAAGAGTTCCCAAATAAAGGAGCTTATTGGAAAGAGTTTAGTAAGAGAGTAGCTAAAATGGAAGATGGGTATAAAAAAAGAATGGGTAAAGTTGTTACTAAAGAACATGCTGCTGCTCTAATCGGTGAAAACAATGCTGGAAATTTAGTACAAAAGGGTGGAGTTAAAATTGAAGCACTTATGTCAGCGATTGAAATTGCAAATAATATTAGAACAAATGAATCTTTAAATGAGTTGGAACATAACAAACAATATTATGATGAAAATGGAAAACCAAAATTTGTTACGGATAAAGGAAATCAAAATCCTGATGACTATTCAATAACATTTAGAACTAAAAGAACTGCTGGTAGAACTGGTGGTGGTTGTCAATTATCATTTACAGGTGATGGAAAAACACCAAATACAAGTTTAAATAAGGATGGTAGCGCTACAGATTCACAGACTGGTATTGAACGAGAAGTTTAATGAGAACCCAACTCCTAGCCACATTCACAACTAAGACAGACCTCGAAAAAACAATCGAGAGTATCAAGGGTGCCTATACAATAGCATTCGGTAAGATATATGTCCTTCAAAATGAAGATAGTGTGGGTGAGTTAATATGTACATATAATGTAGATTTAGCTAAAGGAGCAGATTTCAATGATGTAAAAGGAACTATATCATTACACAGAAAAAAACATACAAATACATTATATACAATTAATGCTTTGAATGAAGTTATTGCAGATTTAAACAATGGAGTGGTAGATAGTAAATTTATTGTTTCGTGGGAAAATTTCCAAAATACATTATTAGTTACAAATTCAGATGGACTAAACAAAATCAACACAAGAATCTATAAAATAATAAAAATAGATTAGTCGTTTTCAGTAATTCATATATACTTATATATACAATAGGAGAAATAGGTTATGTCAAAAACAAAAGAAGAAACTCTAGAAGTCGTAGAGGAAACAGAAGAATCGTCACCGTGGTATTATTTTTATTCAGTAGGATGTGGTTGGTGTAAAAAAACAGAACCAATCGTTGATGAGTTGATTAAAGAAGGCCATGATATTCTTAAATTAGATTTATCAGATCCAGAAAATAAGAAAATCAATGATGAACTTAAAAAAGAGTTCAATACTCAATGTGGAACACCATGGCTTATAAACGCCGATACCGGTAAAGGTATATGTGGATTCAGAGAAAAAGATATTATTGAAAAATGGTTAGATGGTGAAGATATTCCATCACCACCAAGACCAAAAAGTCAAATGCCAAAACCACCATTTCAAGGTTCAACTGGAAAAGAAGAAACAAAGTGGAAAAAAGAATATAAGAAATGGGCTGAAGAAAATTCACATCTTCCAAAGATACAGTCGGCCGATGAAATTCTCAAAAGACCAAGACCGAAGACAGAACCACCTAAACCACCAAATCCACAAGGTACTGATGTTGAATTAGAAACTTGGGGTAAGGAATATGATAAGTGGAAAAATGAAAATTCACATCTACCAAATTTACAACCGGTAGAGTCAATTTTACAACGATTTAAACAACAACGAGATGGACAAGGTGCTCAACAACCACCATCTCAAAATACAAAAGTCCTTGAAAATACGGTTAGTAAATTAGAAAAAAGAATAAATGAGTTAGAACAAAAATTAAATGATTTAGATTTTACTATGGATGATGTAGATAATAATCCAACAGATTGGGAATTAGCTATTGAAGATAAACTTGATTCTTTATTAGACCATTTAGGGGTTTAATAGTATTGGCCAAATTTAGACCAAAGGTAACAAAAGACAGAGAAGCGACCCAAAAAGAAATAGAATGTATTAAAGAAACTGAAGAGATGTTGAAGGGAGAACAAAAACTTCCACCAGCATCTCAACAAGTTAGAGATATAGCTACGACTCATTGGAAATCTCTCAAATCTTGGTTAAAAGGTTCACAAGTAATCACAACTGCAGAAGAAGCTGAACGAAGGTGGGAGATATGTAAACAATGTCCTCACCTACTTTATGATGAAACCAATCCAGATACAAACAAAAAAGATGGTAGATGTTCTCATTGTGCTTGTTTTATGAATGTTAAAGTACATTATGCTGTGGCTGAATGTCCAATAGACAAATGGAAAAAACATTGTGGTTGTAATTGTGATTGTGAACATGGAGATTGTGATGACTAATTTAACAAAAGAAAAATTGATGTCAATGTATAGTGAAGGAAAAAACCTCACAGGAAAGCCTATTATAATCGATTTCTACGCTGAATGGTGTGGTCCTTGTAAGGTGTTTGAACCAACATTCAATAGTGTAGCCGAAGAATACAAAGACAAAGTATCATTCTATAAAGTAGATTCAGAACAAGAACCAGAAATGTCTATGATGTTCGGAGTAAGAAGTATTCCAACATTAGTTATGATTACAAAAGATGGTAAAGCTTCATCTAATCCAGGTGCACTACCACTCGACACATTTAAATATTATGTCGAAGGATTAATTTCAAAATAATAAAAAAAAGACTTGGCTTATATAGCTAAAATGTTGTATATTTATATACATAAAAGGTTACGTGGTTATACGATTTAACCATAAACAATAAACGATAAAAGATAAAACACAGGAGAAGTAAACATGGATTTAAATGCAATTAAATCAAAACTCACGCAGTTACAATCAACAACCTCAACCAAAGATAACTTTTGGAAACCAGAACCAGGAACTACAGTAGTTCGTATTGTACCTTACAAACATAATAAAGATAATCCTTTCATTGAATTATACTTTCATTATAATTTAGGTAACAATAAGACCTATATGTCACCTGCCTCATTCGGCCGACCAGACCCAGTTGAAGAGTTTGCAAACAAACTTAAATCAACCGGTAATAAAGACGAATGGATTCAAGGAAAACGACTAGAACCTAAAATGAGAACATTTGTTCCCGTTGTAGTTCGTGGTCGTGAAGATGAAGGTGTTAAGTTTTGGGGATTTGGTAAAACAGTTTATCAAGAACTATTAGGTGTTATCGCTGACCCTGATTATGGTGATATTACAGACCCAACAACAGGTCGTGATGTTGGCATTGAACGTCAGACACCAGCAGAAGCTGGTAATCAGTATGGTAAGACAACAGTTCGAGTTAAACCTAATCAAACACCAATTACTGAAAACGCAACACTTCTTGAAAGTATCTTTGATAATCAATCTGATTTGACGGAACTTTACACAGAACCTACTTATGATGATTTAAAAGAAGCTCTTGGTAATTTCTTAAATCCATCAGATGATACAACTGAAACATCAGCTGGTGTAGCTACAAGTACAGCTCCAACTTCAAATACTGGAACTGCTACTACAACTGCTACTAAAACAGATGTGTCAGATGCATTTGACGATTTATTCAATAGCTAAATAAACAACTGAAATTGGTGGTTGTTGAAGATTGGGATAAAACCGTCCATGTATTTGCTACCGGATACAATCACCATTTCATCATAGGAGAAAAGTTATGTCTGAAAAAGATGCATTGGCTGGAATTATAGCCGATGAACTAAATAAACAATTCAAACATCAAAAAGTTGCATACTTTCTTGATGAAGATTCTAATCCAACTGATGTAACAGATTGGATTTCAACTGGTTCAACAATGTTAGATATTGCTATTTCCAATAAACCAAATGGTGGTGTTGCCGTAGGTAAGATTACTGAATTAAATGGTTTAGAAGGAAGTGGTAAATCTCTTATTGGTTCTCACTTGTTAGCTTCAACACAGAGAAAAGATGGTATAGCTGTTTATATAGATACAGAATCAGCAGTATCACCTGAATTTCTTGAAGCGATAGGTATAGATACAACTAAAATGTTATATGTACACCTTGAAACGGTTGAAGAAGTATTTGAAACTATTGAAACAATCGTTACAAAGATTAGAGAATCAGATAAAGATAAGTTAGTTACAATTCTTGTTGATTCATTAGCAGCTGCTTCTACTAAGGTAGAGATGGATGCTGACTTTGATAAAGATGGTTGGGCAACTGCTAAAGCCATCATCATATCAAAAGCAATGAGAAAAATAACACAAATGATAGCTCGACAAAAAGTGGCTCTCGTCTTTACAAATCAATTACGTCAGAAACTCGGTGTAATGTTCGGAGACCCTTGGACTACAAGTGGTGGTAAGGCTCTTCCATTTCACGCATCTACTCGTGTTCGTTTTAAGAATATGGGTCAGATTAAAGATGCTAGTAAGAAGAATACAATCGGTATTAAGATAAAAGGTCAAGTGATTAAGAATCGTCTTGGTCCTCCAATGAGAACTGCCGAGTTTCCATTATTCTTTGATACTGGTATTGATGATTATGGTAGTTGGCTCACGGTTATGAAAGAACATAAGTTACTTAAACAAGGTGGTGCTTGGTA